TGTCATTTGTTGGATCCGACAACAACAGTCCCTCCGTTGATTTGACGGTAAGTGCGCGGCCATACCCCGGTGCAAACTTCAATCAAACCAACACACAGGGCGTAACAAGAACGGCGACCACTCCTGTAGAGCAATGGACAAATGAAATAGATGTGCGTCTTCGTGGGAGGTCTTTTGCCTTTAAAATATCTTCTAGTACCGTAGGAACAACTTGGAAGCTGGGAGCGCCAAGGATAGATATTCGCCCTGATGGGAGACGTTAGTGTCCAGCAGGATAATAAATTTCCCAAGATTTCCTGACGCGCCTGAAACTTATACGCAGGAGCATATGGATGATCTAATAAGAGCCTTGGGTTTTTTCGTAGATATTGTACAAAATCCGGGTGAAGGAAGAGCTACCAAAACAGTTCTTACAGAAATGCCAACGTCAGATTCTGGACTAGAGGTCGGAACCTTGTTTAGAATTGGCAATGATGTTAAGATTTCGCTACTGGATACAGCGGTTCCTGATAGTGCATCCGCAACAACGTCGTTAGGGTCAGTAACAGTATCGGTTTCGTGATATGAAATTAAAAGATATTTTAAAAATTGCTGCTCCCGCCGTTCTTGGCCCCATGGTCGGTGGATTGCCATTTTTATCAAGCATCCAAAATCCATTCATTCGTTCCGCTCTTGGCACAGGAATTGGCTCATTAGCATTTGGCCGCAAACCTAAAGATGCGCTTCGTGACGCTCTTGTTGGCGGACTCAGTGGCGGCATCATGGATGGATTTGGCACAGAAGCGGCACAAGCGACTCAGGCTTCGCAAGGCAATCCTCTTTTAACAACTGGGACTGCCCCAACACCAACAAATCAAATTGCCACCACAACACCAGCCAATACGAGCGGAGGAACAGGCATTGCGTCTGTGATCGGCAAAGGACAGGCGCTTGATGCTGGAAAAGATTTAACCATGAGTGGTGAGCTTCTTCGTAGTCTGAACCTCGCTGGCGAAAAAGAAGGTAACCTACTGTTCAAATTACTGAATACACAGATGGGTGAAGGCATTGCTGCTGGCCTTGTCGCGCAGTTGCTTGCTGGTGATGAAGAAGAGCCACAAGGTTCATATGAACGCAGGCCATTTGGTGAGGGCGGCCCCGGCGGCCAACTTGGCGGCATCCAATACATGAAGGCTGGTGGAGAGCCAGACTTCTTCCCTCGTCGCAATGGCGGCATTGATCCAAGCGAAGGGTCAGGGACAAAAGATGATGTTCCTGCCTTGTTACTGGCTGGTGAGTTTGTTCACACCAGAGACGCCAATGAAGGCTTGGGCAAGATGATGGGCGCAAAAAATAAAGATGAAGCTGCAAGAATGGGCATTCAGGCTCAATATGAGCTTATGGATGCTTTTGAAAGGATGGCGTGATGGCAGTCCAAACCGTTGAATCCGTACAGCGATTAGCGCCGTACCTTGAAGGATTAGAAAAGCGGCTTTTACAGTCCGCTTTTGGTACTTTTGATGGCGACAAACAAACCTCCAAAGGTTTGTTGGATAGCGCTCTTGGTCTTCCTCAGTTCCAAGTCGCTGGGCTTGATCCTCTGCAACAAGAAGCACTGCGACTTGCACCAGAGATGTTTGGCTCATACGCGCCATTTATCAGAGGCGCAGGAGGTCAAGCTGCTGCCGGTTCTGGTGCTTTGGCTGGTGGCCTTGGTATGTTGGCAGACCCACGCGCTGCTGTAGATATGTACATGAACCCATATCAAGATGTTGTGGTTGACGAAATCAATCGTCAAGCAGCGATGGGTCGTCAGAAAATGGCCGCACAAGCAGATCGTGTTGGCGCATTTGGTGGTTCACGTTACGGAGCGCAAGAGGGCGAGGCAGAAGGCCGTAGGCTTGCAGCGATTGGTGAGGCTCAACGCAAAGGCTTTGATACAGCCCTCACAGCATCTCAGAACGCCGCAAAACTCATGGGTGGCATTGGCTCTGCATATGGCAACCTTGGAGCCACAATGGCTGACATTGGCCGTGTAGGCTCAGAGCTTGGCCGCGCTGACCTTGGCATGCTTACATCTCTTGGAGAAATAGGTCGTAACTATCAGTCGCAAGTTCTTGAGGCACAGCGGCAGAATCAGTTGCAGCAAGCGCAAGAGCCGTTCACGCGAATTCAACTTGGCCAACAAATGCTTAAAGGTTCGCCAAGTGCTGATCTTGCCAGCACATTTAGAACAGCGGTTACGCCAAGCACTAATCCGTTCTTAGCTGGTGTGGGTGCTTACACTGCCCTTCAGGGTGTGCAGTCTGGCAATCAGTCTAAATAGGAGCGCATGATGGCGATTAGACCAACAAAAGGCTCTGGTATCGGACAAGTCTCACCGTTTGATTTTTTAGACAGAGGATTAGACGCCTCATCATTGTTAGGTGCTGGCGTTAACCCAAGACGATCTGGCATACGTCAGGCCATTGATTTGTCTGGGCAAAACAATAAAATATTGCCTCGCAACTTTAGTCTTACTGACGTTTCTCCTGTTCCGGGGTCGGTTGGCATGAGTGAAGTTCCTGTGACTGGCGCTCCTGATTTAACGCCTTCTTTTATTACTACCGATGATCCGGCAGGGTTTTCCATTCTTACCCCAAGAGGCCAAGAATCACTTGATGAATTTCTCGGCATGTTGTCTATCGCACCAAGGCCGGGAGGTCCGGCTCAAGTGCGGGACGCTAAAGCGGCTGCACGAGCGCAGGGTCTTGACCCTGACATTGGTCCCGGCGGCTTGGACTTTGACATGCCTAATATGGATGCTTTCAAAGCCTTTATGGACTATGACCCAAACAAAGACGCTGGATTTGCGGCATCTTTTATAAATGCACAAAAAGATGTCATGTCTCAAGACCCGATGAATACAATGGCTTATCGCTCCGCTAATGCGGCAGCTAGTGCTGCTGATGCGGAAGAAGGAGCGGCGAGTGGCAGTGGAGCAGGGGGCGATGGCACTTCTACGACAGATGCAGATGGCAATGCTTTAGGCGCAGTAGACTATGACAGTGTTTCTCAATTTCCCACTGATTCTGATGACCCCGATGAATCTCCCGCAGAAAAAGCATTTAAATCAGGAATGGATGCCTATTTAGCTGCTTTAGGGCAAAAATCAGATGTCGGTTCAATAGATGATTACAAAAAACAATTTTCTGATGCTACTGGCATTGATACATCTGGCAAAGTAGATAACAGCACAGCGTTGATGGCTTTTGGTTTGGCTCTTATGCAGAACAAAGCTGGTAAGGGTTTTGATGTAGGTGAAATGCTAAGTGCCGTTGGTAGCGCTGGTGAGAAAGCGTTGCCTGCTGTTGCCGCTGCTAAGAAAGAGGCAAAGGCTGGTCAAGTTGCTGCTGGTAAGTTTGCTCTTCAACAACGTGCAAACGATATTACTACAGCAATTTCAAGACGCAATAAGATTGCTGATCGTATTGCAGAGCTTTCTGACAAGGCTTATGACCGCGATACTCAGCTTGCCGTTGAACAATTGAAGGGAACTATAAAGCTTGAAGATCGTAGGCTTCAAGAGCTTGCAGCTAATCAACGTGCAAGCACTGAAAGTCTTGCTAACGCTGGAAAACTTGGAGAGCCAAAGAAAATACTTGTTGGCGGTTTTGACAAAAATAAGTTCGAAGTCCAAGCGCAACAAGTTGGTGATACAAATGTATTCCAAATTATAAATCCTAAAGGTGCTATGCGTACAGTGGACAGCATGATTAGAGGATCGTCTTCTGGTCTTGAGACAGCACAAAGAATGAAAGAAATCGCGGCATCTGGAGAGATTACTGGATATAAGAACTTGTTTAATACACTTCAGTTAGTTGGTGAAGGTGTTTTCTCTGTTCCATATTCAGGTGAGGTAGACAACAAACAAGCCGAATATAAGGCGGCTGTTGGAAAAATGTTGACTCAGTTCCGCAGACTCCTAACAGGCGGCGAGGCTGGCAATGCTATTTCTGACAGAGATGTTGCCATCATTGAAAAGAATTTGGGGTATCTTGAGCAGTCCCTTCTTGGAAATGTAGCAGTATCTTCGCAAGAAATTATTGCAAAAGTTGAAAACCTTGAAGAGATGTTTGAAGCCAGACTAAGAGATCATTCTGACTTCAAGAGAAGTTTGATTGAAATGGGCCAGCCAGCGGGTCAATATATGGAATACAATCTTGGTGAAGATGACGACTTTACAGATGATTTTCTTCCCAACTACACTTTGACAAAAGGACCAACTGGGAATCCTCGTTACGTCCTTAAAGGATAGTATTTATGTCGGTTATCGAAGTAGCGGCTCCTAACGGCCAAATTCTAGAATTTGAAATATCTGGAGATCGCCCTAGCTCTGGTGAAGCAAAAGCTATTCGAGAAATCTTGAGTGGCCTTGGAGGAGATCAGTCTCAACTGGCTCAAAAAGAAGAAGATTCTTTCGACACAAAAACCGGCGTTAAAAGCGGCAAACTTCGTGCCGCTCTATCAGCGGCTGAAACAGCAGATGAAGAAGATGCGATTCTTGCACGGGCTGGGTTCTCCTCAGAAGACTTTACAAGAGATCGTCGTGGTAGACTTGCGCTAACGCCAACTGGTGCCGCCAAGACTGGCATGGAGACTGACAAGAACGTTCTCATAGATGAAGAGGGCTTCAGTCGTTATGACTTTGCGGACTTCGCTGGTATTGCGCCAGAGGTAACTGGTGCCATTGTAGGCGCTGTAAAAACTGCGCCTCTTGGCGCTCCGGGTGGAGCGCCCGGAATGCTTGCTGCTGGTGCATTAGGGGCAGCTACAGGTGCTGCTGCTGGAAATCTTTTTGAAGAGGGCATTGAGGGTTTATTTGACGTTTCTAAGCAGACGGCTGGTGAAATAGCCAGAGACACAGCTAAAGAGGCTGCAATTGCAGGTGGAAGTGAGCTTCTGTTTGGCGCTCCGTTTGTTGCTTTTAAGTTATTATCTCCCAAACCGGGTGTCATACAAGAGGGTGGGCAGCAACTAGATGATATTGGTTTGGCTATTAATCGCAAATATCAGCCCACAAAACGAGCTATGGGAATTTCTCCACTCGCTGCAAAACTAGAACAAGTTTCAGAATCTGTTTTTGGCGTCAGTCCTCGCATGCAAAAGAACTCCACACAGATGAAGGTGGATCTGGATAGATACAATCAGGTAATTAATGAGGCTGTAGATGCAGCACAGGGACAATTAGCTGGAGACTTTCTGCTTGAGGCTCAAGCTTTAACCGGTCAAGCACTTTCCAGCGCTGCGGCTAATGCAAGATCATCTATCATGAGCCAGTTAGACGATTCCGTGAAATCTGTTACGGGCAGCCTCAGAGAAAACAAAGCGTTAGACGATCAATTGTTCTCGTTAGTTAATGACTCTTTCAAAGCTTTTGAAGAAGTTAATACAGCTAACTTCTCGCTTATTGACGATGTTATGAGCAAGTCCATTGGACAAGCGGACATCCTTCCGACCAATAGCTTGAAAGAACTTGCTGATAGCTTCCAACAAAAATATGGGCAAGTGGCTATTGGTGGAGTGGATAGCGGTGCTAAATCTATGGCAGACAGCCTTGCTGATCAAATTGGTCAACTTGGCAATAAAGCAAGCTTTACCACGATTTACAAAAATCGTGAAAATCTCGCTAGAGCAATGTATGCAGCGCCCAAGAAGTTTGGCACTGAATATCAGATGCAGAAAGATGTTCTTGCTGCTTTGGACAACATTCTTACGTCTTCTAATATCGAAACTCTCGCACAAGGCATCGGCAAAAGATTTGGGACTGAAAGTGTAAAAGCGCTCAAGGCCGCGTCTGACAGCATCCCAGATGCCCGTAAATTCTATAATGAAGGAATGAAAAAATTTGAAAGCATCGAAGCCGCGACAACAGGAAAGAATTTAGTGGCAGCTTTGCGGCGAGGCGAATCACCGTCAAATCTTGCTGGATTTGGCATGTCACTTATAAAGAATGGAAACAAAAAACCTTTAGAGAATCTTCGTGCCGCTTTGGGTACTGGGCCGCAATATGAAGCAATCAAAGGGTCTATTGCTAAAGAGTGGATGAGAACAACTTTGAAGAACAGCGGTTTCGACACAGCCAATCCATCTCTATTTAACCCTGACAAATTAATTAAAGCGATTGATGATCTTGGAGAAACAGGCGAAGAATTGTTCGGGCAGCAACTTGCCGGAATCAGATCTGTAGCTAAACAGATGGACAATCTTTCCATTGGCAAAGTAAACCAGAAAATTTTGGATGATGCTTTTGAGGCCGGTTTAGATCAATCAGTGGTAGCCGGAATGAGAAGCGCTTTAAATGCTGCCCAGAGCTTTAGTGCTGTTCGTAAACCTCAATTACTTAAAAAACTTAATGACGGAACCTTGGAAGCTGATGAAGCTTTAGAGCTATTCCTCGCACCTAACGCGAAGAAAAAAGAAATCCGGGCAATAATGAATTCTTTTGAGCGCAGCGGCAATGAACAAGCCATTGCCAGCATTAGAGGCGCAGTTCTTGACGACATTTTTGAAGGCATGGGGGCTACAGTAAACGCTCAAGATTTAGCGGGGCTTGCTGGTCGCATTGCAAAAAGAGACAAAAATCAAAAGCTGGATATCCTTCTCGGCAAAGAAATAGCTCAAGATGTCAGAGAATTTGGACGCATAATGAAAACCTTGTCCAAAGACGCATCTACTTCTGATCTTGTGGCTAATAGCATAACTGTAAACTTTATGAGTCAAATTGGTCGTATTTCTCGTCTATTCTTAGTCGGCAAGATATTTGACGGAAGTGGCGCTGTGAAACAAATTGATGATGCTTATAAACTTAGTAAAGGCATGCCAGTAGAAGAGCGTGCAAACTTTATAGGCACAGTCGTAAACGGTTTGTTTAAGCCCGTGCCACAAGTATCAGCGCAACTTGCAGATGAAGGTGCTAAGAACACGGCTCGTGAAGTGGAGGCGCTCGGCAATAGACTTACAGATCGTGTGACGCAAATCACCACACCATCCACTGCATCTGGCATTGGATCTGTAGACGTAACGCAACCATTAACGCCGGACATAGCTCCAGCAACCGGAACAAATGTACAGGTTCCGTCAATTACCACTGACGCAACGCCCGGTGCAAATATTCGTCAAATGGCCACAAACAATCCCGAAGTAGCAAGGGCGCTTGGCATTCGTGGCGCAACAGCAGGATTACTCTAATGGACATGGATAAACTCCGGCAAGAGATTGCCGACGATGAAGGTGTGAAGCTTAACGAAGATGGGCAGCACATCATTTATTTAGATCATTTAGCACTACCCACCTGTGGAATCGGCCACCTCATTGTAGAAGGTGACGATGAGCATGGGCAGCCTGTCGGCACCGTTGTTAGCGATGAACGTGTACGCCACCTGTTTGCTCGTGACTGTGCGGTGATGATAGATGACTGCAAAGTTCTGTATTCAGACTTTGACGATCTGCCAGAAGAGGTGCAGTTGATCATTGCAAATATGATGTTCAATATGGGAAGACCGCGCCTGTCAAAATTCAAGGACATGAAGGCGGCTGTAAACGCAAGGTCATGGAACGCCGCAGCCGACGCTATGGTCGATTCCAGATGGTATGATCAAGTCACCAATCGAGCGAAGCGTCTTGTGGCCCGTATGAGAGCTTTAGAGGATCAAGCTTAATACACATCATTTCTTGATTGTCTTCACGCTGTATGTCGGCATCCACATACACAGATAGCCTGTGACACTCCTCGTGTGTCTCAGCAGACGATAGCGCAACCACATCGTACTCTGTGGGCGCTACCGCCGTTACAAGAATAAGCATCCATTCATAGGGCATCTCTACCCCCGTGTAGCTGATCCAATCCCCATACTGGCCACATTGTTGCCATAATCTTTATCGTATGCGTCTTTGACCAACTTGGCAATCTGTAAGCCAATGGTGCGGTGTTCTTCTTTCGCCATAGCGCGAAGCTTATTGTATGTGTCCATGTCAACGCCAACCGACTTGACTTGTTTTGCTTGTTTCATCACAATCTCCCAAAGATTCCCACAACGGCCCACATATTACCATGTATCCATACAGACGCAAGAACAAGTACGGCGCGAAGAAAACCACTGTCGATGGTATTACATTTGACTCGAAATGGGAGGCGCAGCGCTGGGGTGAGTTGCAAGCTATGGAACGTGGTGGGCTTGTAAGAGATTTAGAGAGACAAATAAAATACGATATCGTAGTGAACGGCGAAAAGATTTGCCGATACATTGCAGACTTTAAATATAAAATAGTTGACGACGACGGCGCGGAGACAGAAGTAGTTGAGGACGCCAAAGGATTTGAGACTGCTGAATTTAAAATAAAAAAGAAGTTGATGAAAGCAGTTTATCAAATAGATTTATATCTTTCTAAAAAAGCTGTTGACAGGCGATGATTGCAACCCTATGTTGAGGATGGTTTGACGACCATCACAACAGGAGGGTTCCATGAACTCAGCAGACATCATGGCGTTCAATGACCTGTCATCGCTCAAAGAGCATCGTGACAGCATTAAGGCGCAGATCGCAAGTCTTCAGTCTCAAATGAAGATTGTGAATAATACCGTTCAAGACATGTATGAGGAGACTGCCCGTATGCAGCTTGCCCAACAGGGTAAGGACTTTGGGCAGACCACCATCAACACCGAAACTCATAAGGTGTCGATAGATTTCCGTAAACGTGTTGATTGGGATCAGGACAAACTCAAGCAAGTGCTTGACTCAATGGATCCTGACGCTGCTCGGCATTACGCAACCATCAAGATTACGGTTGCTGAAGCCAAGTATCAAAACGCACCACCAGAAATCAAAGCTGCTCTTTCTGAAGCGCGGACTGTGTTTCTGCAAGGTGTAACCGTTGACATTCAAGATAAGGAATAGGTGTATTATGCAAATCATCTCCGCCGCAGAAAGGCTTGCCGAAAAGCGTGGCCATAAGATTGTGGTCGCTGGTAAGTCTGGTGTGGGGAAAACATCACTGGTGCGTACCTTGGAAATGGACAGGACTCTGTTCATGGACTTGGAAGCTGGTGATGCCGCCATTGAGGGCTGTGAAGTCGATGTCATTAGACCGCGCACTTGGCAAGAGTGCCGTGACTTTGCATGCTTCCTCGGTGGCGGGAATCCCGCGCTTAGTGATGACTCTCCATATAGCATGGCTCATTATGAGTATGTGTGCCAGATGTATGGTGATCCAGAAGCTGTCCTGCAAAAGTACGATACGATCTTCATTGACAGTATCACTGTAGCAGGACGCTTGTGCTTCACGCACAATCAAAACCAACCAGAAGCAAGGTCAGATCGCACTGGCAAGCTGGACACTCGCGCAGTGTACGGCGCACAGGGCCGTGAGATGATGGCTTGGCTTACTCATCTTCAACACATCCGCGAAAAGAATGTCATCTTTGTTGGCATCTTGGATGAGAAGACTGATGAGTATGGTCGGCAAACATATGAGTTGCAGATAGAAGGCTCAAAGACAGGGCGTGAATTGCCCGGCATTGTCGATGAGGTTATCACGATGGCTACTCTTGTGTCAGACGAGGGCAACATGTTTCGTGCGTTTGTCTGCCAAACTTTGAATCAATGGGGCTATCCAGCAAAGGATCGTAGCGGTAGGCTTGATGCTATCGAAGAACCCCATCTTGGCAAACTGTTTGAGAAGATGTCTGGGCCGCGTCCAGATGCAATGCAGTTTGTCGATCCCACACAGGTCAAAATAGCAGAGGGAGTTAATTGACCATGCTTAATTTAAACAACGTATCTTACTCTGATAACGGGCCAAAGGAATTTGATTTGATTCCTGATGGCACTGTTGTCCGTGCTTTCATCAAACTTGAGGGCGGTGATATCGAACTGCCTGAGTTTGGGGGCGGAACATATTTCAAGTCGTCACAGAGTGGCGCGAAATGGATGCCTACTGAAATGACCATCGTTGGTGGCCCATACGACAAGCGTAAGGTTTGGCAGAACATCTTTGTCGATGGTGCCAAGCTGGATGAAAGTGGGTTCTCAATAGCCAAGCGTATTGGCCTTGAGACGATCAAGCGCATGGTTGACAGCCACTTCTCTATCGCCATGAAGGACGATTCGCCAGAGGCCGCGCAGAAGCGTGGCAGCATCAATGGTGTCCATATGCTGAATGGCATGCAGATTTGCTTCAAAGTCGGCATTGAGAAGGGCAGCAACGGTTATGCGGACAAGAACAAGATCAAGACCGTATTGACCCCAGACTCCAAAGAGTTTATTGCAGGAGATCCTGCGGCAGTCGCTCCAGCGGCTACTCCCACTCCACAGGCGGCCCCAGCGCCTAGCGCACCGGCCACCACAACTACAGCGGGGGTAACACCGACATGGGCGCGTTAAGTTTTATTAGGTCATTTTTTGGCGGCAACCCTCGTGAGGTCGTCAAACTCGGTAAGGGGGGAACCGGGGCCGTAAATCCCCCCACTATCGTTGAACTCAGCAAATCGGATGGGGTCAAGGATTATTGGAAAGAAACTTACAAAGTAGACAAGTCCGGTAATAAGAAGCTTGTTAAAAAAGAGTGGATAACTCCTAAGTTTTGCAATGATACCTACACCATGATATCTCGCAAAAAAGGAGCCACGGTTTCTGAGATCATGCAAAGGACGGGCAAGACCAAAGGCACGATTTATCAGGAAATCTCTTTGCTCAAGAAGAATGGCGTTAAGTTTGTGAGAACTTATGAAAAGCCATCCTTTAGGTTTAGAGTGAAGTGACATGTTGCTCCGTCCGTATCAGGAGGTAGCAATCAATGATGCCGCTGATGCTCTGGACAAACATGGCAATACGCTTGTAGTCGCTCCCACTGGGGCTGGAAAGACAATCATGCTTTCCGCTCTGGTGGGTAAGCGCCGTAGTGTATCCAAAGATGTTTTGATCCTACAGCATCGTGACGAGTTGGTTTCACAAAACTCCACAAAATTTCAACGTGTGAATCCGAAATTATCTGCGAGTTACGTCAACGCTTCACAAAAAGACTGGGGCGGCGACGCAGTATTCGCAATGGTTCAAACCCTTTCACGCGAGAACAACCTGAAGCATATGCCCAAGGTTGACCTTATCGTTGTGGATGAAGCGCATCACACTGTAGCCGACACATACCAACGCATCATTAATGCCGCTAAGAGGGCCAATGAGGGGGTGCAAGTCGTTGGCTTTACCGCCACCCCCAACCGTGGTGATAAGAAGGGTCTGCGGGACGTATTCACGAATTGCAGCCACCAGATCGAAATCTCCACATTGATTCGTGAGGGCTTTCTTGTGCCGCCCAAAACATTCGTTGTGGATGTTGGGGTGCAAGATGAATTGCGTGATGTACGCAAGACTGCATCTGACTTTGATATGGCAGATGTCGAAAAGATTATGAACCGCCGCGCTATCAACAAGCGCGTGGTTGAAGAGTGGTTAGATAAGGCTGGAGATCGTAAGACCATCGTATTCTGTTCAACCATTCGTCACGCAGAAGATGTGTGCGAAGAATTCGTTGGGCAGGGCGTTATCGCTCATGTTGTTACAGGCAATACACCATCTAATGAACGTGAGGAGATTCTACACGATCTCGCGCACGGTGAGACACAAGTGGTGGTAAACGTCGCTGTCTTGACTGAAGGGTTCGATGCGCCGCCTGTGTCATGTGTGATATTGACACGGCCATGTTCGTACAAGTCCACAATGGTTCAGATGATCGGGCGCGGTCTGCGTACAGTTGACCAAGAAGAGTTTCCCGGCGTCGTGAAGACTAACTGTGTGGTGCTGGACTTTGGAACATCTGTTCTGACACATGGATCGTTGGATGACGCCGTTGATCTTGAGGGTTCCGGTGACAAGGAATCCGGAGAAGCGCCCAAAAAACCCTGTCCTGAGTGTAATTCCGTGGTGCCTCTCGGCGTTAGAGAATGTCCCTTTTGTGGGCATTTGTTCCGGTCCAATGAACAGGATCTGGATGGCTTTGAGATGACTGAGGTCGATCTGATGGAGCGCTCTCCGTTCAGATGGATAGATTTGTTCGGGAATCAGGCATGTCTCGCAGCTACTGGCTTTAATTGTTTTGCTCTAATCGCAGAAGTCGATGGCACATCTATGGCTGTTACCAAGAAAACAAACGGCAAGGTTAGGTTGATCTCTGTCGGCTCTAAGCGTCAGGTGATGGCCGCAGCGGATGACTACATGAGGCAGCATGAGACAGGTGATTCAGCAAAGAAGACGAAGCGTTGGCTGAACGATCCTGTAAGCGATAAGCAGCGCAGCGCATTATCTAGGCAGGGGGTAACCGTCAGTCCAATTGACTTCTCGTGGACGAAGTATCGGGCTGCTTGTATGCTTAACTACACATGGAATAAGCAATTTGTGGACAATATCGTCTACAACGTAATATCGGAGTGGGACGAATCAGCATGACAAGAGGTGAGGTAACTTTTTTGTTTCACAGAAAGGAAGGTGCGGCAGTACAAGCCACTACCTTCATGAATTTTGCAAACGTTAAAGACCTTGATGGCATGCAGCGTCAAGTGATTGACGCAATCATAGACTTCACTGAAGACAAGCAAGATCAGTATAGGTGTGTGACTGTTGTGGTCGATATACCTGATCTTGAGCATTACCTAACCGCAATGGTTACTTTTGATGAGGAGGGCGAAGAATGGCTGAACATGATGGCAGCGCACGAGGTGCAGGAGACAATCCATTAAGGCGAATTGCAGAATACTTTGAAACCGTAGGATGGAATAAACGTCTGGTTGATCTGACAGAAGACGAAGTGGTGGGATTGATATTTATCGCAAAGAAGACAGAAGGGCTAGAAGATGTCTACACAGAACCTTACCTTGCAGAGCTATTTGACAGGATCGTCCAAAATTCCGTCAAGCCAGAGCCAGCCACCATCCCCTTCTGAAGACGCAACAGCAATCATCAAAGAGCTAGATCGGGCTGTCATTGAGAAAGAGCGAAAGCAACCAGAACGCAAGTATCTGGGGGCTTCCTCTCTCGGTGATCCATGCGCTCGTAAACTTCAATATAGATATATCGGGCAGCCAAAAGACAAAGATAAAGGGTTTCCAGCGAAGATTTTACGAACATTTGCTCTCGGTCATACTATCGAAGATCTGATGATTATGTACTTCCGTGATGCTGGATTCGATCTACGCACGGAGAAATATGGGGAACAATTTGGATTCGACACAGCGGACGGCGAAGTTCGTGGTCACATCGACGGTGTAATATGTGGCGGTCCAGTACACCTCTCCTATCCAATGCTGTGGGAATGTAAATCCGCATCGGACAAGAAGTTCAACGAATTTGTTCGCAAAGGTATGGCGGAGGCTAACCCAGTCTATGCGGCTCAAGTGGCGCTGTATCAAGCATATATGAATTTGTCAGAGAACCCGTGCGTGTTCACGGTCCTGAACAAGAACACAAGTGAGATTTATATAGAGATGGTGCCATTCGATGCAGACCTTGCACAGAAGACAAGTGATAAAGCAGTGCAGATATTAGAGGCAACAAGGGGTAATGACATTCTTCCGCGTATCGCGCAGAATGACGACTTTCACCTTTGTAAGTGGTGCGAGTTTCGTAAGACTTGTTGGGAGAAAAAAGGAGCGGCCTGAGTAAACCGCTCCTTCATGAATAACGTCACTGACGGCAAAACAGCGGACGATAGGGATCAATATAATGAGTGTGGTAAGGTTTGGCAATACAACATCTAGTGTTTCGGCACATGAATTAGTCGAAGAGATTTCTAGAAAAGTTCCTAAAACAGAACAAATTCGCATCCTTCAGGATACGTTTCCTGCTGGGCGCATTCACGGGAAAACATTCTACATAGGCTCGTTGCTTGGTGACTCTGGCAAGTCGATGAAGATCGACATTGATCCGGCATCACCACATTTTATGCGTGGGCAGGATTTCAACGGTGGCGTTGGGGTAGGCGGGATCGTGAAGATTCTGATGCACGGCAGAGACATGAAGATGGGCGAGATCAAGGAGATGTTCTCGGATTATCTCGAAAACGCACAACCACAAATTGTTCGGGACAACGGGCCTGTCGAACATCCGATCAAAACACAATACAACGCCAACACACCGTATGACGCACAATACATCTACACCAATGCAGATGGCGAAGTGCTGGTCACGGTGCGTC